ATGCCTTGGGAACAAACTTCAGAGTTTATCCGCAGCGGTCATCGCAATGTAAATGATTTTCAACCTGACACAATTCGCACCATCTGGATCAGTGAAGCTGAAGGCATCAAAGCAGTGATTGGCAAGCCGAAGGGCAAAGACGCTATGGAAGTTGTCAGCTACCTTTTCATGCTTGATAAAGGATGGACAGTTGAGAAGGCAAAGGAGTGGTTCAAGAAACATCAAGAAAAGCCCAACCGTGAAAGGTTTCTCTGCCTGACACCAATTCTCGAAAGCACCGCAGATAAGCCTTTACGAATTCGTGGCATAGCTTTAACCGCGGGCATGAGCCGCAACCTGAACATCTACCTAGATGAGGAGCTTGCCCAATTTGCAGAACGTTTGGTAGGCGTACCGGTCTATCTTGAGCATGTTTCGGTATTGAATGCTGTGGGCAAAGTTACGAACGCCTTCTGGGACAAAGATGAAAGGGAGCTGCTCTACGAGGCTGAGATATACGACGAGAAAGTGGCGGAGCAAATCCGCCGCGGTCTCATTCACCACGTGAGCGTTGCAGCAGACTACACACGCCTAGACGTTGTAGACGGCCAGATCCCCCATGGTCTGCACAACGCTGAACTCAGCCTCGTGGCAGTGCCAGGCATCTCCAGCGCCAACATACAAATCATGGAAAAGTTTGCCCCCACCAGACGCTTTGAAGAAACTCTAGACGCCATCAACACTTCCTTGAAGAAGGTGGCTTATCGCTTGGAGCTGCTGGAAAGGCAGAGCCGTATTGAAGAAGCAAAGAGCCCCTCCAAGGCTTCGCGGGCAGTGGTTGTTCCCGAGGCTAGACCAGAGGAATATTTTGACCTCTCAAAAATTCGCTTGCGAGACATCATGAAGAACGTATCCTAGTTACCACGGAAGGTAACAAACAAGCATCGAAAAAAATAAGGAGGAAACATGAGAAATGTCAACCGACAAGTGGCCTGACGAAGAAGGCTTCATCAGCGAAGGCGAAATAGTTTCACTGTTTAAAGCAACTGCAACAATTTCTAAGGGAACTTTTGTGCAGCTGACTGGAGACTTGGAAGTTCAGCCAGCAGTCTCTACCAGTGACCCTGTAGGTGTGGCTTTAAAGGACGCTGAAAACGGCGACATGGTGCCCGTTTGTCTCCACGGCGTATGCAAAGTCAAAGCAGGCGGAGCAATCACTCTTGGAAAAGCTGTGAAAAGCGACGACAGTGCTAGAGCAATTGAGCTGAGCGATCAAGCAGTAGACGAAGGTGGAACATCAACCTATACCATTTACTACGCAAGAAAGGCAGGCATAGCATTGCAAGCGGCGTCTGGCGTGGACGACTGGATTCTCGTCTTTGTATGCAAATAGAGGAGCGTGTGATGAAAATGAAGAAAACTGATTTAGCTGTTAGACGCCTTGAAGAGAAGCTTGAAACTCGCTTCAGTGGCAAACCACTTTCTGTCATGCAAAAAGAACTACGCAAAAAGATGGGCAAGGCGGTAAAGAGCACGAGACTGCATGAAATACTGCTTTCAGACTCAAGCCAAGCCACAGCAAAAGTCTTAGACATCGTTTGGGAAGCCGCAAAACCAAACCTGATAGGCAGAAAACTAGCCGTAGTCATCGCCCAAGACGCCCCAATAATAAAAATCCCCCGCGCCACCCTAAGCAAAGCCTACGAAGTCGCCGAAGGCGCAGAAATCCCAGTCAGCACCGAAGAATACGACAACATCACCTTAACCCCTAAAAAATACGGCGTCCGCCCCCTAATCAGCCGAGAAATGGTAGAAGACGCAGAATGGGACGTCATTGAATACCAACTAGCTGAGGCTGGAAGAGCCATGGCAGACATCGAAACCGAAAAAATAGTCTCCCAAATGATCATCGATGCAGGCAACAGCGTCGCCGCCGCAACATCTGGCACGCTTGCCTACAGCGACGTAGTTAACATCTTCAAAGAGTGCCTAGTCGACGGCTTCACCCCAGACACCATCGCCATACACCCCACCGAACTCGCCGACCTACTAAAAGACACCGCCATTCAGAAAGCCATGGAATGGGGTGGCCAAGCCGTAGCACCTAGCGGCCAAATTGCAACATTACTGGGGATGCAAGTGTTGGTTTCAACTAAAGTAACAAGCGGCACCGCGCTTATCGTGGACAGCAAACACGCAGGTGTTCTCTTCATCCGCCGAGACATCACAACCGAAGAATACGAAGACCCAATCAAGGACTTGGCTGGAGTTGCAGTGACTTCAAGATGGGCCTACGCCACGCTGAGAGCCAACGCCATCGGCAAGGTAACCGGATGCTAAACAACGCAGCCCCTTGGCAGCCGCAAATTCCCCATTTTTTAGGAGCCTAAAAATGACTTTTGAACGCCGTTTAGAACAAACAAAGGCTGTTTTAAGTAAGCTATCTCGACAGCCGATGCGGTGGACGCTTCTCCTGAAAGCCACTATTCAAGTGTGTGGAAGCCCCCCGAGGCTGCATTACATACTTAAGTTTTTAAAGAAGAACGGCTTCGTCAAGCGTGTAGTGGTTAACAAGAAGCTTCATTGGGCGATTACGGAAAAGGGAGAAGCTTTCTTGAATTTGCTTTCAGAAATTAATACCTGAAAAGCTGAATTATTTTCGGTGAATAAGGTTTTTTTAAGCTTTTTTCGTTAAAAACTCCTTAAATAAGGCTTGTTTGTTTAGATAAGGCTGGAAATGGGACGGTGGAAAAACTGGTAAACGTTACAGCCGATTCAGTGCGTAACCGTTTGAACTTGACGGTGGAAGATGTGGATGATGCTAAGGTTTCAGAGATGATAAGTGACGCTGTTGCAACCATAGAGCTTGAAACCAACCGCACCATAGACTCTACAAACTGTAGTGAAGCTGAGGCTGCGGCGATCAAAAATCTTGCGGCAATTTACATTCTTTGTCATCTTTCAGGTGGGTCTGCAGCGGGCTTAACTTTCTCGGTAGGTGACTTGCAGGTTGGTGCTCTGAGCAAGGCGCCAAGTCTTGACATTCTCTATCGTGAAGTTGAGCGTCTTTTGCTGAAGCTGAAGGGAGTTTACATGGAGCGGGTCTAACTATGGGTGTTATAAGGACTTACCTTGACTTCGTCTTGAATTATGCCCCCTACTTCTACTACCTTCCTGGCAGCGGCACCACTGACCCCGAATGGGGGCGGGGGCCTGCTCCAGCAGCTTTTGGCATCATGTTTTTAGCTGAGGCTTATGAGGCTGAGGAGTTTGAGAGCGAGAAAACCACGTTGTTAGATAAGATTGTTGAACTGGCGGATTATCTGCTTTCTATTCAATGTACTGATGACTTGAAGTTGGCGTATGGTGGGTTTCAGAGCAAAGATGGCAGCGACTATTATTATGCTATTGATGCTATGCGGGCTGTGCCTGCGCTTTTGAAAGCTTATGATTTGACGGGAACGGTGGGGTATTTGGATGCTGCAACTCTTGCTGGAGGCACTTTTCTCTACAACATGCAGCACAAACCCTCTATCTTAGGCATCCACGATCAGTATTACGGTGGCTTTGCTCAAGCGGTGACCCTTGCGGAAGCTTGGCTCACAGACATGTACGTTATTGATTTGTATGGTTTGATTGGGTTGAAGATGCTTTATGACCGCACCAGCGAAACGAAGTATCAGAGCATGATTGATGATGCTTTGGCTTTTTATCGAAGCGGCTTTGAATCGTTCTATCTGCGGTATTCGCCTCCACCTTACGGCGACGGCTCGTGGCACAGGACAGGTATACCGGAAAACCTTGTTTATGACGATGATTTCAGCTACGCTTTGCAGGGGCTTTTCTTTTATGAGAGTTGGAGCCAGACGGTGAAGAAGGTTTACGAAAGCATCAACACAATTGGTCCAAGTGCGGAGTATCCTGCCTACAACCCGCTTGTTTGCTGGTCGGGTTACGTGGATGTGGTGGATCGTAAACCTGCATGCGAATATTACGACGGTGTGACTGCTGGTATTCTTTTTGACATACGAAACAGCCAAGATACTTTGGCTCTTGAGCAGAGTGCCAGCACGGTTTTGACGTATCCTGACAATTTCATGTATTGGGGCGTAAAATTCCGAGACTACTCCCCTATGGAAAACAAGCAGTCGACTGTAACAGTGTCTTGGCTTGGGCATCTGCTGCTAAACTACACTCCTACAGTCTCGGTTTTTGCAAGGGCTCTGCGAGCCTACGGCGAACAGATCACGGTGTTCAGCCGCCGAGAAACAAACGGCACCGCAACATTCACTGAAGGCACTACTGCATTAGCTTTAGTTATCCCCGCGCGGGCAAACGAGGTTCTCATAGAGCCAGGCTACGCCTCAAACGATTACTTGCACATTTACACCTTAGCTAACATTGTTCATAGAGACAAGATTGCTTTTCAAGGCAGAGAATACGAGGTGGGGCCAGTGGAAGAGTTTCGCTTTCGCGAGCAGCTAATGTATCGCACTGCGGTTTGCAGGAGGATTGTTGATTGAGTTTGCCTGAAGATCCGAAAGAAACCTTGAAGACTTTGATAAGGGATAACATTACGCTTTACAAGGACGATGAGGCGACCCCTGCAGCGGTGGTTGTCTGCGACGAGTTTAACGAGGAGTTTTGGAAGAAATACGACGTGATCATAACGGTTGCCTTAGCAAACAGCAATTCACAGTTTCTAAATTTGAACGGGTCGGTGCGGGAAGTTGTGGCTAATTATCGTGTAGGTGTCTGGACTCGCGGCACTACTGGTATTACTGGGCAGAAGATGCGGTGGAAGGCGGTTCACGAAGTAACGCGCATCATAAGTGACTACAGAACTAATCCCGGCGGCATTCTTCAATGGATGAAAGTTGGGGGCGTCAGCGATTCTGACAGAACAACTGTGAAGCCTGTTCTTTACCATTCCGCCGTCATAGTTGAGACTCACAGATACGAAACTGTGTAATGAAAAAAAGGAGTGTGAAAAACAAAAATGTCTACACCTGTTTACGGCTTTCATGAAGCAAAAGCCTATTTTATCGAAGAAACAACATATGGGGAAACGCCTGCCAACCCTGCTATGGTGTCTATCGGAGTCGTTCAAGAAGCACAGCCTACTCTCAATCCAAGCCTTGTTAAGGTGCGAGGCTTAGGGTCCAGAGACTTGCATTCTCTGAAGCGTGGTTTACGACAGGCAGACCTGCAAATCGTGTTTGGGGTGCAGAACATTAACTTTCTTCAACACGCCGCAACCTTGAACTCATTGAGCGTTGAAGTTTTCTACGAGAAATCTTCCGGCACCATAAGCCTTCTGCACAAGGGCTGCAGAATCAACCGCTTAACCATCGAAGTTTCGGCTGAAGAATTGGTGAAGGCTACAGCTGAGCTGATAGGTCAAGACGTAACAGTTAGCACGGCAAAAGTCGGCACTTCCTACGGCGACTACTCAGACCCCCCGGTGGCATGGTACGACACTTATGTAAAAAAGGACACAGCGGTGCTTGAACGAGTCACCGACTACAGCTTCATGATAGAAAACAATTTGAAGCGAGTGCCCACAATTCGCACCACCAACGGACATCTGCTCAAATATTTACCTCCCCGAAGCCGAGGACTAGGCGGTGAACTTGTCTGCGACTTTGAGACCAAAACCGAGTTGGATGACATTTTAAACGACACAGAATTTACATTAGAATTCGGCTTAGGAGGCACCAGCAAGGCTATTTTCAGCAACTGCAAATGGGACAGCAGCGCCTTGTCCACAAGGATTGACGAGCTGGTTTCGCACAGGCTTCCTTTCACGGCTAAAACCGTGACCATAAGCTAAGAATGGGTGTATGAAAACTATGAGAACTGAAGTTTTAGAAATCGACAAACGCTTCGGCGAAGAATACGCTGGCCGCTACGTTTTCAGCGAAATCAGCTGGGCAAAACGCAGCCGCATCATCCAAAAACACACAAAGTATCACCCAGTCACAGGGCAAGTAGTCAGCAGTGACTACGTCGCCATACAAGCTGAAACAATCTGGGCAAGCCTGAAAGAACAACCCGCCAACAAACCAGTAACCCTTGAAAAACTCTTAAGCGAAAACGAAGACGGCATCCCCGTAGAACTTGGAGAACTCTTCAGCCAAACCGCCAACAAACTCTGCAACATTTCCGTGGAAGAGGCAAAAAAATCGTGAAGGCGATGAGACGTGGCAAATTCCACCCAAGCCTCACAGAATTCCGCCTCTGCAAAGAATTCAGCTGGACCCCAAAAGAACTCCGCAGCCAACCTGCAAAAGACATTGCGACGTACATTGTAATTCTAAACGAACTAGACAAACAAACAGAAGAAGAAATGGAAAAAGCAAAACGAGGTATAAGACATGTCGGTTAAAATAGAAATACACTACGAAGGATTAGAAGAACTACAAACAAAACTTCAAACCCTAGACTCCGCCATAAAACGCCGCATCCAAAACAGCCTCAACACACTAGCCCAATCAATCAAAGAAACAGCACAACAACTTGCCCCCGTAAGAACCGGATATCTGCGTTCTACAATTTTTGCAAAAACAGAAAACTGGCTCATTAAAGTTGGCGCAAAGGCGCCTTATGCGGCTTACGTGGAGTTTGGAACTCGTTTTATGCGTGGTAGACGCTTTCTTTCCCAAGCCCTACAAGTTCACATTCCACAACTTCGCCAACTTATGGACTTGGCTGTTGAAGAGGCGAAAAGGGAGGCTGGTGGTTTATGAGTTTTCATGAAGTTAGTGTAATCGTTAGGGCTGTGAATCAAGCGAGTAACGAGTTTGCTAGGGTGGGGGCTGATGCTGAGACTATGGCGGCGAGGGTGCGGTCTGCTGGCGCTGTTATTGCTGGTTTAGGTGCGGCTAGTAGGGCTGTGGCTTTTTTGGGGCAGCAGTTTGGCTTCTTGACAAGTGAGCAGACGCGTTGGCTGTCAAGCATGAGTTATGTGGTTATGGCTTTAGGTGCTTTCATGCGAACTGCTTGGGGTGTTGCGGTGGCTCAGAAGGTGTATGCGGCTGTTACTGCGATAGCGGCTAAGGTCACATGGTTTCTTAACTCTGCTTTGGCGATGAAGATAGCGCTGCTGACTTTGGGTGTGGGCTTGGTGATAGCTACGGCTGCCTACATGAGTTGGTTAGCTTCTTCTACCCGTGATGCTGCTCAAGCCATGAGTGATTACAACGCTGAGCTGGAAAGAACCTCACGGCACCGTCTTAGTGCAGGCGGGAGCTATGCGGGGGTGGAAGAGCTGCGTAGGAGAGGTGTTGAGTAGTATGAGTGTTGCCCTTCCTGCTGTGAGAGTTGAGGTTCTGCGCGGGGTTGAGCTGAATGATGATGATTTTCAAGAGGGCTGGACTGTTTCTGAGGGGTTTTATTCAACAGACGGTGAAATTGGCACTCTCTCTATCAGCATCGGCGCCACTTCAGCGTTTATGTCCAAGTCTTGCAGTTTTAACTCTTCAACACACAAGTATGCTACTGTCAGTTGTACATCGCTGAATGCGGATACTTGGCAGTTTGAGGTTAGGCGTGCTTCAGATCAGGTGTGGGTGGCAGTTGCAAGCTTCACTGAAACGGGTGTAAAGACGGTTGATATTTCAGGTGTTTATAGTGGTGATGTGGACATGGTTGGTATAAGGGTTTTAGGAAGCGAAAACGAGGGCGGTTCTTTTGACTACGTTGTTATTAGCAGTCAAACTTTGCTGGTGCCTTCTGATGATTTAGATGTGTTAGACGCTAGGATTCATTTAGGCATGATTGACGAGGTGGGCAGTTTCGAGCTCACGCTGCAGAACTTTGAGGCAAAATACACTGGGCAAATCGGCGTGGGTGATAAGATTAAAATTTGGCTTGGTCGGGAAGGCTCTGAGCTACTAAAAACGTTCACTGGACGCATTGAAGAAATAGAGTTCAGCTCCACATCAACTGAAAACTACCTGCTACTCAGAGGCAGAGACCGAGGAGAAGAGCTTTTCCGCAGAACTGTGACTAAAACCTATGAGAACCAAAAAGCCGAAGACGTCGTAAAAGACCTAATAGACAACTTTACCGATCTGAAACATCTCCGGGGATCCACGGAGCTTGTTGAAAACAGCGACACGACTTTTACAAGGCTGGAATACGAAAACACCCCAGTCTTCGACATCCTAAAAGACGTTGCAAAAAGCACAGTTAAAAACGGCGTTGTAGGTTTTGATTTTCGCGTTGCATGGGACGGCAAATTCGAGTTTTTCCAGAGAAACACAAAGACGTCTCAGGTAAGTTTAAGCGAAAGAATTGAGGTTGCCCATTACAGCAAAGACATTGGTCGCATTCGAAACAAGATAGTTGTTTACGGCGCTGCTGAAAAATCTCTTCCCAGCGACAGAGATGGAATGACTGAGGCAGTTACTAACGCTTACGGCGTTTGGAGCAGCGGTACAGGCACGGGCTCGGTCTCTACAGATGCAACTGTCAAAATCATGGGGTCCTACAGCCTCAAACACACCACAAGCACCAGCGATTACTATGGATGCGCCGTGTTCACATTAAACAACGCTGTTGACACTGACAAATATCCAAGTCTAACCTTCCAGATTCGCCGAGAATCCGCATTCAGCGGCGGCGTTACAATCGAACTTGAAGATTCTGCAGGCATGAAAGTTACTCGCAACTTCTACGTTGACGCAGAAAAATGGGCTCTACAATCCTTTGTCTGCGGAGCCAAAAACACGGATCAATGGACTCACGACTTAACTAACAGCCAAAACTTCAACTGGGCAGAAATAAAGAAAATTCGGTTTTACTGCTTTTTCAGCGGAACCGGAACAGGCAGCTTTTGGATCGACAACCTGTTCTTTAACAGTCGCCGCTGGACCCACACCATTGAAGATACAACTAGCCAATCCACCTACGGGTTAAGAGAACTTGTAGAAGTGGACGAGGAGCTACACAGCGACAGCGACTGCGAAAAACATGCCAACGCCCTACTTAAATGGCTAAAAGACCCCGCCGAACATCTGACACTGCAAAGCAACGTCATTGACCCTGGTTCAAACAGACTTTTACCAGGCGACATGATTCACGTTACACTACCAAATGAAGGCATTGATGGAGACTATCGTATTCTCACTGTGGAACATCGTGTTTCTTCAAGAGACCAGATGTGGGAAGTCACGTTGGAGCTTGGAAAGGACTCTGTGCGACTGGCTTCTATAGTCTCTGAACTTCAATCTCGCACAAGCAGTCTGGCGCGTTATAAGGCGGGAGGACGAAGTGTCGCGGGTGTTGGAGGCAGCAGTGGTGGCGGTTTAACTCCAAGTGACACAGTGGTTAGCGAAGAAAACGTTGATTCAACGCCTTCCGCTGGAACCGCAACAACCTACGCGAGAGGCGACCACACTCACGGTGCTTTCAGACGTTGGAAATGGGCAGACGAACCATCATGGCGAAAATACTTTGAACTTCCCTACGGGAAGCCTGTAAAATACAGCGGCAACCCAATTCTTATTCCAAGTGCCTCTGGATGGGACAGCGTCTTTGTAGGAATGCCGTGCATAACACGGAAAGGCAGCAAATACTATCTATTCTACGTGGGGTCTCCCAACTCGGGTTGGGGCAGCGAGGCAATCGGCGTTGCCTATGCCACTGCTCCTGAAGGCCCCTTCACAAAGTATAGTGGCAACCCGATAATTCCTCACCAGACTGGATATTCTTACACTCACGGACCCAACGTCGTTTATGACAGGATCGATGGAAAGTGGAAGATGTGGTTTATGGTTAAGGACAGTGCAGCCTCTGACGCTGTGAAATACACAGAGACCTCTGATGATGAGCCTTTCGCTAATTGGACTACACCCGTTGACGTAGCAGTTCCTTCAGATTACAGGGCAAATGGTCCCGTGTTTCGAGTAGGGAACTCGTATTTGCTGTTTTATACTCCAACTGGAGACGGCGTATCTGTTGCCTTAGGTGACTCTGAAACAATCTTCACTAAAGTTGCTGACATTCTTTCTTTAGGTGCAAGCGGAGAGTGGGATGACAGCAGGTTGCGACGTACAAGTGGAACATGGCTGCTCGGCGTCTACTACATCCTTTATTCTGGATATGACGGATTCGTCTGGAAGGGCGGATTCGCTTTCGGAGCCAACCCCTTTTCAACGCTTCAGAAATTCCCAGGAAACCCTATTTTAGACCCTGGCAATACCGGCGACTGGGACGAAGCCGCCGTCATGTATCCAAGCATGATCATGGCTGAAGACAAATTCTACATTTACTATTGGGGCTGGAACTCTAACCAAACTCAAGTAAACGGAAGCAGAATAGGAATCGCAGTGACACCGAAATGGTAA